AAGCGTATTGAACGTGTCATTGGTGAGCGTGAGGCAAAGTTGCTGTCACCTTGGAAGACCACGTTCTGTCGTGACATCTATATCAAGGGACGTAAGCAGATTGCCTATGACATCTCTGGCATTGCTACGCTTGACTATCTTGAACTGTATCGTAAGTTCACTTACACCAACCAAGCATCTTATCGTCTTGACCACATTGCAAGTGTGGAACTTGGCACTAAGAAACTTGACCACAGTGAGTATGATACGTTCAAGGAGTTCTATACTAAGGACTGGCAGAAGTTTGTAGAATACAACATCATTGACGTTCGCCTGGTTGACCAGTTGGATGACAAGATGAAACTACTCGAACTTGCATTCACCATGGCATATGATGCTAAGGTCAACTTCGAGGATGTATTCTCTCAGGTTCGCATGTGGGACAACTACATATATGTCGAACTACTGAAGCGCAAGATTGCCATCCCTCCCAAGAAAGAAGCAAGAAAAGATGCGAAGTATGCAGGTGCATATGTTAAGGAACCTAAGCCAGGATTTTATGACTGGGTTGTCAGTTTTGACCTTAACAGTCTATACCCTCACCTTATCATGCAGTATAATCTCTCACCAGAGACCCTGCTCCCAAACAGACACCCTACAGCAACTGTGGATAAGTTGCTTGAGCAGAAGATAGACACGTCTGATCTTAGCAACTGTCTTGCTGCTAACGGAACCCTCTACAAGAATGAGGAGCAGGGGTTCCTGCCTATGATGATGCAGAAGATGTATGACGAGCGAGTCATCTTCAAGAAGAGAATGCTCAAAGCAAAGCAACAATACGAAGAGACTCCTACTATTGAACTTAAGAAAGAGATCGCCCGCTGCAATAACATTCAGATGGCAAAGAAGATCTCTCTCAACTCTGCTTATGGTGCTATCGGTAACGAACACTTCCGATACTTTCGACTGGAGATCGCTGAGGCAATCACGTTGTCTGGTCAGTTGTCGATCCGTTGGATCGAGAACAAGATGAATGAGAAACTAAACAAGATTCTAAAGACTGACAATGTTGATTACGTTATTGCTTCTGACACTGACTCTATCTACCTTAACTTGGGTCCTTTGGTTGAAACTGTATACGCGACACGAGAGAAAACTGATGAAGGAGTTGTCGCGTTCCTTGATAAGGTGTGTCAAGTGGAACTTGAAAAGTATATTGAAAGTTCTTACCAAGAGCTCGCCCTTTATATGAACGCATACCAGCAGAAGATGGTCATGAAGCGAGAGAACATCGCTAACCGTGGCATCTGGACTGCGAAGAAGCGTTACATCTTGAACGTGTGGAATAGTGAAGGTGTGCAATACAAAGAACCCAAGATGAAGATCATGGGACTTGAGACTGCTCGCTCATCCACACCACAATACTACCGAGACAAACTGCTTGAGGCATTCAAGATCATCCTAACCAAGACAAATGATGACCTGATTGATTACATTGAATTTGTCAAGCAAGACACTCGCAAACAAGACTATGTAAACATTGCCTTCCCCCGTGGATGTAATGGTCTGGACAAATACAAAGACAACCATGACATCTACAAGAAAGGCACCCCCATCCATGTGAGAGGATCCTTACTTTACAACTGGCACGTTCGCAAGAACAAGATAACTAATAAGTATCCCATCATTCAGGAGGGGGAGAAGATCAAGTTCATCTACTTGAAGTCTCCCAACCCACTTCAAGAGAACTGTGTCTCTTTCTTTAGTGACATTCCTAAAGAGTTCAATGTTGACAGATACATTGACTATCAAAAGCAATTCGAGAAGTCGTTCCTAGAACCACTCAAGAACGTGCTAGAATGTATCGGTTGGAATCATGAGAAGAAAGTTTCTCTACTAAGTTTTTTCTGAGGTAACTATGGGATTTTTAGACAGTGTAGTCAAGGACAGCAAGAATGAGTTTGCTAGTTTCGCTAGTGAAGGGATCGCTGCTGGCGATGTTGAATCTTTCGTTGATACTGGGAGTTATATCTTTAATGCCCTGGTGTCTGGTTCGATTTACGGAGGCATTCCTTCCAATAAAATCACTGCCCTGGCAGGAGAGAGCGGCACGGGCAAGACTTTCTTTTGTCTCAGCGTGGTTCGTAATTTCCTTGATCTTGATCCTGAAGCTGGAGTCATTTATTTTGAAACTGAGTCTGCCATTAGTAAGCAGATGATTGAGAGTCGTGGCATCGACTCAAAGCGCATGGTCATCATGCCTGTCAACACCATCGAAGAGTTCCGAACTACATCGATCCGAATTGTTGACAAATATATGGAACAACCCAAAGAGGATCGCAAACCCCTGATGTTTGTGCTAGACTCTCTTGGTATGCTTGCCACCAACAAAGAGGTTGAGGACGCATCGAACGACAAGAACGTTCGAGATATGACAAAAGCACAACTGGTCAAATCTGTGTTCCGCATCTTGACATTGAAGATCGGCAAGGCTAACATACCTATGATCGTTACCAATCACACCTATGATGTCGTCGGCGCTTATGTCCCTACAAAAGAGATGGGGGGAGGCAGTGGACTCAAGTATTCTGCTAGCACAATCGTTTATCTTGGAAAGAAAAAAGAAAAAGATGGAACGACTCTCGTCGGAAACATTATCAAATGCGAGGCTAAGAAGTCTCGTCTGACCCGTGAGGGATCGAAGGTAGAGACACGTCTCTTCTTTGATGAGCGTGGTCTAGAACGCTACTACGGTATGCTAGAGTTGGGAGAACGTGCTGGTCTGTGGGCGAACCGTGCTGGTCGCTACGAAGTCAATGGCAAGAAAGTCTATGGCAAACAGATCCTCGCCAACCCAGATGAATACTTCACCCCTGAAGTCCTAGACATCTTGGACAAGCAAGCACAAAAGGAATTTTTATACGGAGCAGCAGACGATGACGGAGAAGATTGAAACTACTATTCTTAGAAACCTTCTCCACAGTGAAGAGTTCTATCGTAAAGTAGTTCCTTTTCTCAAGGCAGAATACTTTGAAGATGTGTCGGAGAAGATCGTCTACGAAGAGATTGACGACTTCTCTGGCAAGTATGACAAGATGCCTACGTCGGAAGTTCTAATCCTACAACTACAGAATCGAAATGACATTACTGAAGAGACTTATCAGAATGCTGTTGAGAAGATCAAAGCGTTTAGTGATGAGTATGTTGACCCTGCGTGGCTCACAGACCAGACAGAGAAGTGGTGCCAAGACAGAGCAATCTACAACGCCCTACTACTATCGATCAAAGTCGCAGATGGCGGCGATCAGAAACTATCAAAAGATGCGATTCCAAGCATACTCCAAGAAGCCTTGGCAGTATCGTTCGACGAAAATGTAGGTCACGACTATGTTGGCAATGTAACTGATCGCTATGAGTTCTACCACAAAGATGAAGAGAAGATTCCTTTCGACCTTGAGAAGTTCAACACGATCACGAAGGGAGGTCTACCCAATAAGACGCTTAATATTGCTTTGGCTGGAACTGGTGTTGGCAAGTCTCTATTTATGTGCCATTGCGCCGCTGCTGCTCTTACCCAAGGCAAGAACGTTCTTTATGTCACCTGTGAGATGTCTGAGGAGAAAATTGCAGAAAGAATTGATGCTAATCTCCTCAATGTCAACATACGGGACATCACTACACTACCCGAGCAGATATTCACTTCGCGAGTATCTGAGATTGGAAGAAAGACGCAAGGTCGCCTCATCATTAAGGAATACCCTACCGCTTCTGCACACGTTGGTCACTTTAAGTCGCTCCTCAATGAACTCTCGTTGAAGAAGTCTTTCAAACCTGACATCATTTTCATTGACTATCTAAATATTTGTGCGAGTTCAAGATACAAGGGTCACATTGTGAACTCCTACACGTATGTAAAGGCAATTGCTGAAGAACTTCGTGGACTCGCATGTGAGCATGATGTCCCCATCATCTCTGCAACACAGACAACCCGTTCTGGTTACGGCAACTCCGATGTTGAACTTACTGATACTTCTGAAAGTTTCGGTCTTCCTGCTACTGCTGATCTCATGTTCGCTCTTATATCGAACGAGGAGTTAGAGCAGTCAGGTCGCATCATGGTGAAGCAACTGAAGAACCGTTACAATGATCTGACTACCTTCCGTAAGTTCACGGTTGGAATTGACAGATCCAAGATGAAGTTGTATAATGTTCAAGAAGAGTCGTCAGTTGATGCTCTTATTGATCAAGACGATCCGACTGAATCATTTGATGACATCTCCGATCGTCAAAAACGCATCAATAAATTTAATTCTTTTATTATCTAACATGTCCAAGGTTAATTTTGAACGCTATCAAGAGTTTGTTTCAGCAGTTACTTCAGATGCTTCTACAAACTTTGTTGATTTCGCTGACCGTATTGGTGAGCTTGATCGACAAGGTGCCAATATTGAGAGACTCCTTACTAGTGGTGTTGGAATTAATGCTGAGGGTGGTGAGTTTCTTGAGATCATTAAGAAGATGGTATTCCAAGGAAAGCCCTGGAACGAGGACAACCGTGAGCATCTTATTATTGAGTTGGGTGATATTCTATGGTATGTCGCTCAGGCAACAATGGCACTGGGCATCAGCTTTGATGAAGTCATTGCAACAAACGTAAAGAAACTTGAGAAACGCTACCCAGGAGGAGAGTTCGATGTCTTCAAATCCGAAAACCGCGCAGCAGGCGACCGATAAGATGTATCACATCTATGACGACAATGGAGTCGTCAGACATTCTTTGACAGAGGAGGACTTTGACCTCCTCTATGATGCTACGAAGTATGAGTTTGAAGAATGTGAAGTAACTAAAGGCGAAGACGCATCATACTAATGTATTCATTATGGATTCATGTGGTAGCATTCTTTCAAGTGGTTGTGATGAACTGCATTCAACCAGTCAATTGGAAGTATTGCTACCGTGTTGACCAGTGGTTGATACCTGATGTCATTGAAGGTTATCAACTCTGGACTGGTGACAAACATCCTTATCAAAATGAGAAGGATTATCTGGAGGGGCAATCCGATAGGTGACGGAACCTGTCTTGAAAACAGTTGAGGTGTTAAAGCCCTTGGGGGTTCGACTCCCCCTCCCTCCGTTCTAAATAGTAAGACGGGAGGTTTTACTATGATAACAATACCACCATCAGTAAGAGACGCATGGGACGACCTAATTCAAAAAGGTCTTGCTACTGATGAATATAGTTACTTGGTTTTTGATGTAAAGAACGCAGAAACCGATCCGAAGAAAAAAGTTCAGGTTTACATGAAAGTGTATATACCTGAGGCAAAGAGAAATATTGCTACTGCCAATGTTAAAGAAGCAATGGAGGCAGCAGGATATCCAGTAGACATTAGAAAGTCTAAGGGTTCCAACATTCCATCTTTAGATATAAGTGTAGGGTCAGAAAATAATAAAGTAAAAGTCATTCGAGTTGACTTTAAACCAGATAGATCAGCAGGATCAGGTGGTGGCGCAGCAAAGACTAAGATCCAAGAGAGTGCTGCTTGTCTTTATAACGCACTTCGATTTCATGTTTACAATAAAGACATGGATCCTGATATGGTAATTACTCAGGATGACCTTGACAAAGCATCTCAGTATATTGATACTCCAGATGCTACCATGGAAGAGATGATGGGATTTGATCCAGACTGGAGAGCAGTCTTTATGGATGGTGCCAATAAACTTTATGCTAAAGTAAGTGGAGGTGACTATCTGTTTGTCCGAGGAGATAAAGAAATTGATGATGGTGTAATCAAAAAAGCATTTGCTAAATGCAAAACATCTTTGGAATCAAATTTGCAGAACGAAGACAAGTGGAACCCATCAGATATATGGATGGTCAAAAGGTCTAGAAAATCTGCAGTAATTGCTGAACTAACACCATACACAAGAAAGAAAACAGCAACCTCAATTGATGTATTGAATGCTAAACTAGCAGAACTGTTTGAGGCAGGAGATCTGATGGGAGTCTCTTTGAAAAAGACAGGTGCTTCTGGAACAGTAAAAATTGTTAATGGTGAAACACCAGCACAACGCAAAGCAAACTTAGAAGTTGCATTCGATAAAACTAAAACAATAAATGAGTTAGTTTACGATAGTGGTAGAAATTATTCTGGTTCGGAAGCAGACAAAAGATATCCTATGGATGTTTACATCTACTATGGACCTAAGTCGTTTGATAGAATTCAACTAAGGAACTTTGGTGGTGATAATACAGGAGACTGGAAACTAGAACTCAAAGGCGAGTATGCTGCTATGGGCAAAGTTCAAGGGAGTGTTGCTAGATTTATCCTACAGAAAACAGGATTCAGTAACATCCCTCAAGAACCAACATGGATAGAAAGTGATCCAAAGCATAGTCAATCAGATAAAATAACAAAAGAAATATATAATTTACTTAAAGAATTCAACGCAAAGGGATTCGACAAGACAGATGAAGATCAGATGATGGGTGAGATTGCGAGGAAACGCAAATCTTGGAGATATAGTAAACTATCAGGACTTCGCTTCTTGAAATTTTTGAAAGATCTGAATGGTGAAGCAGATAGAGCAGTGAAAGAATTATATCTTTTTGCTGGATCAGCATCAGATCACTCATCAATTTACTACAAGTATTCCTAATGTCAAACGTAAAACAACTAAAGCATTTGGAGCATTTAGAAGATGAGATGCTGAACTATGGCGTCGATGGATGCATGGCAGCAGTATCTTTTCTCAAAGAACTCCGCAAGATGTTGGGTCAGCAAGATAGTTCTGGTTTCATGCAGACTAAGTGGGATGGTGCTCCCTCTGTGATCTGTGGTGAAGATCCTGTGTCTGGCAAATTCTTTGTTGGAACTAAGTCGGTCTTTAATAAGACAGAACCCAAGATATGCTATAGTGAAAAAGCAGTTGACAAATTATATGATGGAGATCTAGCAGAGAAACTTAAGTTTGCTCACAGATACTTCAGTCAATTAGGAATCAAAGGTGTGATTCAGGGAGACCTGATGTTTACTGACAGCACACTAAAGAAAGAAACTGTCAATGGAGAACAACTGTATACCTTCAGACCGAATACTATCACTTATGCTATTCCTGTAGATCATCCTATTGGAAAGGCAGCAGGTGTAGCAAAGATTGGTGTGGTGTTTCACACTCACTACACTGGAGATGATCTACCTACCATGCAAGCAAGAGCTGGTGCTAATGTAGAAGGATCTAGAGATGCTCTGGTAATCAAAAATGATACTCCGATGCATCGAGTTGGATTTTCTAAAGCAGAGATGCAAAAGTTTGACAACTATATCTCTAAGATTGAACGCATGTGTCAGATCTGCGGACCATTCTTAGATGACCTTGTGGAAAACTTTGGTAATACTGGAGACAAGAAGTTTCATATTTCAACATACATCAAGCAGTTCTTCAATGCAGAGATTAGAGAACGTCGTAACATAGGAAACATCGATGAGACTATTAATGCTCTGGTAAACTTCTATGATGCTAAGATGCAGAAGGAGTTGGCAAAGATTAAGACGGTTCCTAATAGAGTGAAGAAGTCAAATCTGGTATACCAGAGTGAGAACTATTTGATTGACAATGTGTATAAGTTCAAGGCAATGCTTGCTCTGTATAAAGAACTGCAAGATGTCAAGCAAATGGTTATAGATAAACTGGATCATCTTGAAACCTTCAGAACCTTTGTGCAGACTGAGAAGGGATACAAAATTACAACTCCTGAAGGATATGTTCTTCACAAGGATGGTAGCATGATCAAGTTTGTCAACAGACTAGAGTTTGCCTACAACAACTTCACTCTTCAAAAACAATGGCGTTAAACTGCATCAAATGTTATTTCACCTTTGGTAGGTTTCAACCACCTACTACAGGTCACAAAGAGAACTTCGATGGGGTGAAACGCATCGCGAGTCAGCATGGACATGACTATAGGATCTATATCTCTCAGTCATTCGATTTGAAGGGCAAGAATCCACTCAAACCTGAGCGTAAACTTCACTACATGAACTTGATGTTTCCAGAACATCGTGGTAAAATATATTCAGGACCCAAAGATCCTGTCGCTATCATGCAAGACCTGATGATGGCAGGATATAATGAGGTTGTGTTCCTTGTGGGATCTGATAGAGTAAATGCTATGCAGTTCCTGCACAAATACAATGGCAAAGACTTCTCGTTCAGAAGTATCGAGATTCAATCTTCAGGAAGCAGAGATGCTGACGGAGATACCTTTGCTATCTCTGGCACAAAGATGAGACGTGCAGCACATGCTGGTGACTTCAAACTTTTCCGCCAGGGCATTCCTAAATCTATGAATGACAAAGATTGTAAGAAGATGATGGATGAGATTAGAGCAAACCTGCCTGCTAATTTTAAATGAGAGACTTTAAGAAACTTAGAGAGCAGGCACTGCGGCAGCAGCAGAGACAAGAAGACTTCTTTCAGGAAGGTGATCATGTCATGTCCGCATTGACTGGTGAGAAGGGCACGATCAAGCGTGTTGGTGGTAACTATGCTATCGTTATCAGTGAGTCTGGAGAGATGTTCCGCTCTTGGATCAAGGATATCCGTCACGTCAATGTGACAGAATCTATAAATAAAGAGAGGAAACGAAGTATTTTCACTAATGGAACGTCAGAAGCCAACGACAACGCTTAAGCATAATGATGAGTTTTCAAAAGCTCTAATGGATTCTTACTCCCGTTGGATGGGCGGCGAGGGATTCCAAGGTTCACAAATCCAAGAAGTAGTTGCTCCACCTAAGAAAGAACTAGCAACACCTGAGCGTGCTGGTGGTGCTGATGCATCTACATCCATCCCCGATCTTTCTGGTAAGGAGGAGAAGAGTGATGAAGGTTCCAAAGATATTTCGGCAAACGCTGGTGCTCCTGACCCCGCCACTGATCTACGTGTTGGTGCTGGTGTCAAACAGTCACATGGAGCAGAGATTAGAGACACCACGAAGGTGGTTGCGAAAGAGTCGTGTGACACCTGCTCTTACTGCGGAGGGAAGGGGTGCTCCCGCTGTGAGAAGGAAGATAAGAACACTATGAAGAAAGAGACTGTTGAGTTTGAACTCGATGGTGTCACCTATGTCTTTGAGGCAGAGAAGAAAAAAGGACTTGACGGCAAGGCTTGCTGGAAAGGTTATAAGCAGATGGGCACCAAGATGAAGGGTGGCAAGCGTGTTGATAACTGTGTCAAGGCAGGTTACGAACCAACTGGCGATGAGATCACCGAGAAGAAACTTGATCCCGTAGGTAAGGAAGACAAGGACATCGACAACGATGGTGACCACGATAAGTCTGACAAGTATCTCCTAGCACGTCGTAAGAAGGTCTCCAAGATCATCTCTTCTAAGAAGAAGATGAAGGAGGAAACTGAAAAAAAGTAAAGAAGCCAGTGGTTGAGGTGATGCCTGAGATTGATGACGGCGAACCTGAACCCAAACCTACTGGCAAAAAGAAGAAGGTGAAGGAGGAGACTCTGCATGAGAAATCAGTATCGAAGTCCCAGCAGCGTTTCATGGGTATGGTCCGAGCTGCTCAAAAAGGTGAGGGAGCGTCGTCGCCTGAGGTTGCCAAAGTTGCTTCCAGCATGAAGAAGAAGGACGTTAAGGACTTCGCTTCTACTAAGCATAAAGGACTACCTGACAAAAAGAAAGAGAAGAAATAAATAGTTCTTGCACATCGCTGTAAGATCATGCTCGCTTTTCTACTCCCACTCGCATCAAAAATTGTAAGTGATGCTGTCGCTAAGATCCCCGATAACGAGGAACTCGGTGAGAAACTAGTTGAACTCTGCCTAGTTATTCTACGCAAAGCAGTCACACTAACCAAGACCACTATGGATGATGAACTCCTTGCGGTTGTCGAAAAGGCAATCCTAGCAAGAGAAGAAGAAGCATCTGAGTGATACCAGGGGACATTAGTCCCCTTTTTTTATAAATAAATCTAGAATCAAGAAGTCTACTGGAGATCCAATGTCCCTATACGGTAAGACGGACAGTGCTGATAACGTGACCAAAGCTGGTCGTGGAGTATCACCCTCGTCCCAAGCAAAACAAATTCTTTTCATCGACGACACAGAAGCAGCACTCGCGGAGAACAAAGCACGCGGTCTGAATGCTCCTGGTTGGTGGTCTTACTTCACCTACACTGATGGTGAAGGTAACACTCGTCACAAGGCAGAGCATCTGGTAACCATCGCTGGTCCTGATTCTAACGCTAACGAGACCCAGGCAGACGATGCTGCAGCAGCAGATGAGTCAGTCGTAATCACCATCAATGCTGATCCTATTACTCAGGCAGTTGCTGTTGGTGCTGTTCTCAACTTGGTTGCTGACGCTATCGCTACTCCTCCTGGTGACGCTTCCGTTCTTCAGTATCAGTGGCAGAAGAAGTCTGGCAGACGCTGGACAAACATCGGTGCTAACCAACCCACCTATGATGTTGCTGTCTATGCTGAATCTGATGCTGGTGATTACAGATGTAAACTCACCTCAACCAATGGTGCTGCTGAAGTAATCACTGCTACCGCTACTGTAACTACTGCGTGATAAATGCTCATTAATGAATTGACTCCAGAAAACTGGATGTTCTTTGCTATTCAAAATTATAATAATCCGCAGTCGGTCACGTATAGTGACTTTGAAGAGGATCTAAATAGAATCAGATACATCAAACGTTTATTCAAACGATATGAAACAAGTGGTGAACTGAAAACTCACCTTATCTTGAATCATATAATTGTAATGTATAATGTATTTGGTGATGCCGCGACGCCTCTGCTCTTTTATAAGACAGAGGCGACCCATTGGAATTACCTAAAAGCGTTCATGCTTTTCTTAGAACGATTACCCGATAGTTTAAACGATAACGTAGATCAAGAATGTCTGAGTCAACTGAATCTAATCTGAACGAAATGATGGCAGGAGACGGATCAGGTCTCGCAATGCCACCTGCGTTTGTATTTGTCAACACAAAGAAGCGCAGAACATATAAGGGCAAGGAAGACAAGGTTGACGGCAGAACTAAGGGTGCTAAATCAATGCTCTCTCGTATCACTAACCGTAAAAAAATGAAGGAACAAGTAGAAGAAACAATTATTTCTGAAGCAGTGCCCTCAGAAACTGAGAGAGCACAGAAGCAGATCCAACAGACGAAGAAACTGACTCGTCAGAAGGAGATGCAGAAGAAGCGCAAGGAAGCTAAGGAGAAACTCCAGAACAAAACATCAGAAATGGACACCCTGATGAAGGCACGTCTGTCTGACTTCAAAAAGAAAGCAGGCGAGCAACAGAAAAAAGTCCAGAAAAACTCTTTTGAAATGACAGGTGACACTATGATTCATGAAAACACTGACGCACTAGAAGTTGCACTCCAAGTTGCAACCCAGGAACTCAATCCTACTGGTGAAACATCCTTCGCTAAGATCACCTTCAGCGATGGCACCCAGCAGAACATGGATAACTTCTCTGCTAAGCGTATTGCTGCTGCATATGCACAACTGGATGAACCCAAGCAACAGCAGTATCGTTACATGCTCAACAAAGATGCAACGACTTATCAGTCTGCACTTGACTTCGCAGTGAGAAATGTCTAATGGCGTTTGGTCTTGGTAAATTAGCAGTTCTCGAAAGTAAACTGAACATTTATGAAGATCTCTCCAAAGAGATGCTTGACAAACTTGAGAAAGCAGTCGGGACTATCTCCGATAATAGCAACAAGATTGCTATTATCTTGGAGCGCCATGAAAACAGACTAGATGAAAGCGAACGTGCTGACAAATTGATCCTCGGTATGCTTGAGGAGATGAAAGAACGTCACGAAAAAGACACTGAAACTATCCACACTAGGATTACTGGTCTCCAGAAGAAAGTAGATACCAATGCTAAGTTTGTGATCGGTGCTGGTGCTGTGCTTGCCACCCTTGTGGCAGTGTTACAAGTGGTCCCACCGATCATAAAAGTATTGACCCCTACCGCTAATGGTGCTATCATGGGTGAAGTGAGTATGCCCACCCGTGAGTTATCTTGACGCAAAATATATTGGTCTAGTCTCACCACAACTGAGCAAGTTCACGCGGAAGAACGATAGAACATATAACTTCCGCTGTCCATATTGTGGTGACTCTAAGAAGCATTCAAATAAGGCGCGAGGTTACTTCTTCAAGGTGAAGAATGACTTCGTATACAAATGCCACAACTGTGGTGTGGGTAGAACCTTTACAAATTTCCTGAAGGATCAGAACAAACTCCTTCATGATCAGTATGTCATGGAAAGATACCGTGACGGACTGACTGGTAAAGGAACTCAGACTGCAGATCCTAAGTTCAACTTTAAGAAACCTGTCTTCAAAAAGAAACAGGGTCTAGATCTTCAAAAAATCTCAGAACTAAATAAAGAACACCCCGCCCGAGACTATCTTGAGCGTCGAAAAATTGAAGATCTAGCATCATTTTACTACTGTCCAAAGTTCAAGGACTGGACGAATCAACAGAAGAAGACGTTTGATAATCTACGTCAAGATAGTGCCAGAATTATCATCCCTTTGAGGGATAGAGATGGTAACATGTTTGGTTACCAGGGTAGATCTCTTGCGCCCAAAGCGAAGATCAGATACATCACAATTATGTTGGATGAATCCAAACCCAAGGTGTATGGGTTGGATCGAATTGACCCATTGCAACCTGTATATGTCACAGAAGGACCCTTCGACAGTCATTTCATTGCCAATGCTATTGCTATGTGTGGCAGCGATGTTGACCTTAGCTCTTTCAATTATCAATTTGTATTCGTCTTCGACAACGAACCAAGATCGAGAGAAATATGTTCTAAAATTGCTAAGACCGCCCAGTCAGGGCATAAGGTAGTAATCTTTCCAAAATCTATCAAAGAAAAAGACTTGAATGATATGTCACTCGCTGGACATGACGTTCAATCTCTGGTAGAATCCAATACTTACAGCGGACTAGAAGCACAACTTAAACTGAACGAATGGAAAAAGGTATGAGCACAATCAACGTAGAGAAGCGCGACGGGTCTATCGAACCTCTCAACCTTGAGAAGATTCATAAGATGGTTGAAGAGGCGTGTGAGGGTCTCTCAGGCGTCTCTGCTAGTCAGGTAGAGATGCACTCTAACATTCAATTTCACGACGGCATCACTACAGAAAATATCCAAGAGATTTTGATTCGTTCTGCGTCAGATCTTATCAGTTTGGACAACCCAAACTATCAGTATGTTGCTTCTCGTCTGCTTATGTTCTCGCTTCGTAAGCAGGTATTCAACAAATCTGTGTGGCAAGACGGTATGCCGACACCGTATGATGTTGCATTGTATAACGTTACTGTAAACAAGGTCTATGATGAAGACCTGTTGGATAAATATAGTGACGAAGACTGGGCAAAACTCAATAACTACATCGACCATGGTCGTGACTACCTGTTCTCTTATGCAGGTTTGCGTCAAGTAGTTGACAAATATTTGGTTCAGGATCGTAGCAGTGGCGAGGTGTATGAGACACCTCAATACATGTATTTGTTCATTGCTATGACACTGTTTGCTGACTATCCAGCAACCCAACGTCTCGACTATGTTCGTAGATACTACAATGCAATCTCAAAGCACAAAATCAACATTCCCACACCTATCATGGCAGGAGTGCGAACTCCACTTCGACAATTTGCTAGCTGTGTTCTTATTGATTCTGATGACACCCTCGATAGTATCTTTAGCAGCGATATGGCAATTGGCAAATACGTTGCACAACGTGCGGGAATCGGCATCAACGCAGGCAGAATCCGTGGCGTCAACAGTAAAATCCGAGGTGGAGAAGTCGCGCACACAGGTGTTGTTCCATTCCTCAAAAAGTTTGAGAGCACTGTCAGATGCTGCACTCAAAATGGCATTCGAGGTGGAAGCGCAACTGTCCACTTCCCAATCTGGCACCAAGAAATCGAAGACATCATCGTCCTGAAGAACAACAAAGGAACCGAAGACAATCGTGTTCGTAAACTAGATTACTCTATTCAAATTTCTAAGTTGTTCTATGAACGATTCATTAAAAACGAAGACATCACACTCTTCAGTCCACACGACGTTCCTGGTTTGTATGATGCTTTTGGCACTGATGAGTTCGATGATCTCTATCGCCAGTATGAATCTGATGGATCAATTCCAAAGCGATCTATTGGCGGTCAAGAACTTATTCTGGCACTCCTGAAGGAACGTGCTGAGACTGGTCGCATGTATATCATGAACATCGACCACTGTAACTCTCACTCTTCCTTCAAAGACAAGGTTAACATGTCTAACCTTTGTCAAGAAATCACCCTACCTACTGATCCTCTCCAACATATTGATGGTGATGGCGAGATTGCCTTGTGCATTCTGTCTGCCGTCAACGTTGGAAAGTTGAAGAACCTTGATGACATGGAAGAACTTTGTGATCTTGCTGTTCGTGGTCTGGAAGAACTGATCGACTACCAGAACTACCCTGTAAAGGCAGCAGAACAAAGCACTAAGAACCGTCGCAGTCTTGGTGTTGGATTTATCGGTCTAGCACATTACCTAGCACGTAACGGAGAGCACTACGATGACCCAGGAGCATGGAAACTCGTCCACAAACTCACTGAATCTTTCCAGTATTATCTACTCAAGTCCTCCAACGAACTCGCAAAAGAGAAAGGCAAGTGTGGATATTTTGATCGAACGAAGTATTCAGACGGTATCCTCCCTATCGACACTTACAAGCGTGAAGTCGATCAGATCTGCGAAGTAGAGTTGCGCCATGATTGGGAGAGTCTTAGACAGTCTATCTTGGAGCACGGACTGCGACACAGCACACTGTCCGCACAGATGCCTTCGGAGAGCAGTTCCGTTGTGTCAAATGAAACAAATGGAATCGAGCCACCTAGAGCATACCTGTCCATTAAAAAATCGAAGAAGGGACCTCTTAAGCAGGTTGTTCCACAATATACTACCCTGAAGAACAACTACACGTTGCTTTGGGAGATGAAAGATAACTCAGGTTACATCAATGTAGTCTCTGTTATGCAGAAGTTCTTCGATCAAGCGATCTCTGGTAACTGGAGTTACAATCCAGAAAATTATCCAGACAATAATGTCCCTGTTTCGGTGATGGCAGGTGACCTTTTGAATACATATAAGTATGGTTGGAAAACTTCATACTATCAAAATACCTACGATAGTAAGACAGACCCAACTGACGAAGCACCACCAGAAAAAGAGGAGTCTGTAGAAGATCTTCTCCAACAAATCTTAGCCACCGAGGAGGAAGCTTGTGACAGCTGTGCAATTTAAAGTAGACGGATACAACGATAAGAAGATCGATGGCATGACGGTCTTCAATAAAAATATTGTAGATACCACCAAACAACATATGTTCTTTGGACCTCCTTTGGGGGTTCAGCGTTACGATAATTTTAAGTATCCTGTCTTTGACAAGTTGACACAGCAGCAACTCGGATACTTCTGGAGACCTGAAGAGGTTTCTCTCCAGAAAGATCGTGCAGACTATCAGCAATTGCGTCCTGAGCAGAAGCATATCTTTACTTCTAACCTGAAGTATCAGATCATGCTGGATTCTGTTCAGGGTCGTGGTCCTGGTATGGCATTCATGCCTTACTGCTCACTTCCTGAACTGGAATCTGCCATGAACATCTGGCAGACCATGGAGATGGTTCACAGTCGCTCCTACACCCACATTATCAAGAACATCTACCCTGATCCTTCGGTAGTTTTTGATGCAATCATCACCGATGATAAGATTCTGGAACGTGCAACTAGTGTCACTGCAGCATATGATGAGTTCTTGCAAGCAGCACACCTGTATGATACAGGTAATATGTGGAAGCAAGACTGGAAAGACTCTCCAACTGCTAAGTGGGAACTTAAAGATCTCAAACGAAAACTGTATCGTGCCGTAGCAAATGTCTATATACTAGAGGGCATTCGTTTCTACGTATCGTTTGCTTGTTCCTTCGCTTTCGGTGAGAACAAACTGATGGAAGGCAATGCTAAGATCATTTCTCTCATTGCGAGAGATGAATCTCAGCACATGACCATCACACAGAACATTCTTAACAAGTGGAAGCAGGGCGATGACCCTGACATGGTAGAGATTGCACAAGAAGAAGAGAAGAACGTCTACGAGATGTTCAAAAAGTGTGTTGAAGAAGAAGTAATTTGGGCAGACTACTTGTTCCGTGATGGTTCAATGATTGGTCTGAACGCAAAACTCCTTCAAAAATATGTCGAGTGGACTGCGAATCGTCGCATGAAGTCTATTGGACTGAAACCTATCTTTGATGCTCCCCTTAACAACAATCCTCTCCCTTGGACAGAACACTGGTTGTCGTCTAAAGGATTACAAGTAGCACCCCAGGAGACGGAAGTCGAATCATATGTTATTGGGGGCATTACACAAGATGTTGAGGAAAATACTTTCAAAGGTTTTCAACTATGACAGAACAAGTCCCAGAGTGGAAGCGCAGAGCACTGGCAGATCCCGATTTGCCAGACAGTCACTGGACAATCCTGAGACTGGGACCGACGAGTCTAGCGGAAGCGTTCATTCTGGGAGCAATGAAACTAAAATACTCCCTTTCCCAGACCCATGGGACGGGGACTGGAACGACGCGGTAATTAACTGGGCACTATGGCATGAAAACTCAAAGCGCAAAGGCGAAGGGCAGGAACCTCCAGAAGTGGGTGAGGCAGAAACTGATTGAAATGCTCGATGTTCATCCTGAGGACATCGAGTCTAGGTCTATGGGTGCTGGTGGTGAGGATCTCATCATGGCACGGGCAGCAAGAGAGAAGTTTCCACATTCAATTGAATGCAAAAATGTAGAGAGGTTGAACGTTTGGGATGCCTATGAGCAAGCGTGTGAGAATTCTGGTGACTATGAACCTATCGTAGTCATGAAGAAAAACAGGAAGAAACCACTGGTTGTTGTGGATGCAGAATATTTCATTGCACTCTTTGATAAATAATTCTGCCTTACTCTTATACCTATGCTTGGTAAATCCAAAGCTAAAGTAGAAGAGAAAGACCACGATGAAGATAAAAGTGAAGTCCTTGGTAATCTAGTGAAAGTCGTAGTGCTTATATGGTCTGCTTCTCTTCTCACGTTTAGTTACGTTAGACTCCCTAATGGTCAAAAGATTCTTGATTTTGATCCCACATTCATCGCATCCGTGTTTTCTGGATCGCTAGCTGCCTTCGGTTTGTCTCCTGCTAAAGCAGGTGGTGGTAACGGTAAGACAGCAGCAGCGAAGAAGGAAGAACCACCTGTTGTATCTGCTGTGGAACCTAAGAAATAATGCAAAAACTAATTAACGTTATCGCACTCCTGTCGGGACTGACCTCATTGGCAGTCATCGGTGGGGGTGTTTATGTTGTTATGAATCAAGAAGCGTGGCAGGAACGAGCAAGAGAACGCCTGACTGAGGTTATCAAGGACGGTGTTACTAGAGCTCTTCCTGGTCTTCTTGATGATGCTATGCCTGAACTCCCAGAAGTCACTGGTCCTGCTATTCCTAGCACAACTGGACCTGCTATCCCCAAACTCCCATGAGTATATTCAACCACGAGAAGGAAGATTATATCCCAACAACATCAGAATCAAAGAAACCATCTGGATGGAAGATAATGATCAGCACTGCTGGTGCATTGTTTGCTATCTCTCATATTGGTTTGCTTGGTTATCTAATTGATCGGAAGGCAGAACCACCGAAGGTTCCTACCATCAATCTTCCCCGTGGTCCTTACTCATCATACAAAATTCAAGCAGGTAAGGATGGTTACACCATCGAATATCGTGCTAATGATCCTAAAGTTCTAGAATCTGAGAGATCTTTGGATCTTGATAAAGAAAAGAAAGGTTTCTTTGGCGGAGGAACTGAGCAGCGAACTGAGTATCGTCGCGACCAATATACTATGGAAGGAACACGTAACATGGGAGGTGCCTCAACACTGGACACTGAGGGAAAGCATGTAAAAAGCGCAGAGTGCATCGCGGCGGACGCTGGAGCACGGTCACAAGGTGCGATGGCAGGAACTAGCATAGCTGCTGGTGTCGTCGTCCCAGCGGTCTCTAGCATCCCCTACGTGGGGTGGTTGGCAGGTGGTTGGGCACTGCTGTTAGGACAGAAAGCAGGATCAGAATTAGGATCACAAGTTGGTAGTGTATTTAATGATTGCTAATGGAAATTAAAGACATCAGTGTCAGGAGTCTAGACATTCCTGATGTGAGAATTACTGAAACAATTAATTATTCTTCACCTCCCATTCCTATTGAACCACCTGTAACGGTAAATATTGGTGTGCCTATTGTTGAAATTCCTGGTTGTGTTGAGGCACATGAAGCAAACAACAAATCTAATACGGTAGGTCAAGATGACGAAGCAGGACTGGTTACGTATTGCGACGCTGGCATTCCCTCTTATAATCCTATACGTTATGAACCTGAACAGATGATCATGACGAGTCCTGCGCCTGTCCCAAAGACAGATACGCCAGAGACTCCAGAAGTTCCTAAGACACCAGAAGTAACACCACCTCCACCTAAGACAGTAAAGATAGATTGTCCTACCAAAGTGCAGAAAGCACAGGAACCTATAGGAACATATGTCAGTGGGTTTAGAGAGATTGTCACTGGTTACGAACTCATCGACAAGACTTGTGTCCAACTAACAGAAAAAGTCCCGCTACCTACACAAATAGTAGCGGGACTTCCTAGTGGTGGACAGGTTGTTCAGGTAGGTGGTGTTGCTGTGATTGCAACTACTTCGGCACTGCTTGCAAAACCTCTTGCTGATCTTTTGTTAAAAGCGGTGAAACCTGCTGTGAAGAAAGTCCTGAAGAAGGTTGCCTCGATAAGGGGTAAGACTCCCCCAGTCTTGTCTGCAGGGGAGCGCCGAGCAGAGCAGCGTCAGATGAACCACGCTGTGAAAGTTCTTCGCTCTGTGTTCCCAAGGAAGAAGAGGAAGAAGGGATAGCATGGACATGTGGATGCTTATGTCCTGGTGGATTGTTTACCACGACATCGGCACACACTTTATAGTAAGGACTCTTAGGGTGGAATTGTATTCCACGTAACATTAAATCGCCACAATTCTTGAGTCTCGCGATCTCAAAGTCAAGGCGCTTATTAGCAGTTTGTTGTTGCATCATTTCGATGCTTGCTTCTGCTGCTTTCTTACATAGATCTTGCATCTTCTTGTCAGTTGGTGTGCTCCAAGTCATAGAGAAACCAATGCCAAGATTATAATTATCTTTCTGACCAGTTCTTACAGGAACTTGATATAAAACATCGCCAGGATTGTCAGGAGCACCATCCTCATCGAGATCACGCATATCATATACGTTATCATAATAATATGGTTCGTATGGTTTAGTAGCTGATGCACTACCTGTTACGTAAGGGGTGAAATTTCTAGTGGGACCTTGACATTGGATGCCTGATCCGTAGGTGTTGGTGATGTATGGTCCTTGTAAAACTTGTATCGCTTGATTTGTAACAGAACCACTAGAGTTAGCAACAGGAGCAGCTGTGGCGCTAACACCACCAACATTAGCCAATGCTTGAGACGGGAAGAATACACTGGTAATACCTATTGCGAGAAGATTGATGTAGTGTCTGTTATACTTGTAACCTCGGTCGTTCTTTGAATAATTGTTTGCTGACTTAAACCAGGACCTTGATACGTTTCTGTGAACTGAAACGCTGCTCCTGGTGTTGTTTGTGTGAATGTTGGTTTGCTGTTGATGCCTGTCCATGTCGAAGTCACTCCATCGATAGTTACATTATTAGTTCCAGTGCCAGGAGAAAGATTACCTGAAGCACTGATTCCACTCCCAGTTACTGAATACTGATATCCAGTGTTATAGTCCATCGAATTGATGGTCTCGGTAATTTTTTGTGTTGTTTCTGTGTGGCTAGTCATCGAGCCCTGTGTAAAGTTAGGCACCACGGGCACGGCTTGCGCTGCCCCGTGGAATGCACCTAAAATTAAACCGAGACCGATCGCTTCTTTAAGTCGGTCCATGATATACCTCAGTCGATAACTGTGATCTCCGAAACGAATTGTCCCGTAGCAGATGTTCCTGCTCCACCTGCTGTTAATGACATAGCATGTGAACTATCGATTGTTCCAGCTAGGTTACCAGCAGTTCCAGCTGTGTAAGAAGTAACGTTTGAGAAGTTTGGTGTATCTCCTGTAGTTACTGCTGCTGTTGGGATAGCATCTTTTACAGTTAGTGATTCAGAAAAAGACCAATCATTACCTGCTGTATGAACATCATATGTTCCAGCACCAGTGCTAACACCACCCATGGTAGTCACACTGATGTTAGAACCAGCAGCAGAGTAGCTGTCGCCAATTCTTACAGCAGTAGAACGGGCAGCGTCAACAGTTAGTTGAACACTAGAAGCGTGTTTAGTAACAAGTCCACCAGCGTTAGCAGCAGTAGCGGTCATCAGTAACATAGCAAATGGTAGAAACTTTTTCATAACCATTCATAGATTTGGATCCTTATTTATTTAGGTTTACTTTTTTTCGATGGTATAAGTTGGTATGCCATCTTATCTCTCAACTTGTTAATTCTCTCTTCATCGAAGTGTGAGAAGTTAGGATACTTCTCTACTTTCTTGTAGTAGTGAAGAGCATTAAGGATTATTGTGTAATCCTCCATAGTTAGTTCAAACGAGTGTCCCATGTTCTCTACGAATCTCTCTAAGTTCTTCAAAATCTTTCTGCTTTGTTCCACCGTCGTATGCCCAAGCGTAACCTTCTTCAATCATCTGCTCATTCAGTGATAGTTCTGCATCTCCGATATATAACCAGCCAAGAAGGCGACCATACTTACCCATACCACCAACGAGTTCAGTCCTGACAGCGAGTTCATCATCTCCATTGATTGCTCCTTCTAGTTTATCTTTCAACCAGTTGGTAGCGTCGATACCTAATGCTTTTTCTTCTAAATCTCTGGTGCGTTTCTCTGGCGTGTCCACACCAGCAACTCTAACTCTCTCTTTTTTATAAAGGTCAAAACCGAGATCAATCGTGACATCGATGGTGTCGCCATCCAACACTCTATCTATCGATACTACTCTAAAGTTGTAACAAGACTTACGACTCGGTGGTGTCATCGCTCCCATGGGATTCTCTTTCATCAATACCTAGTATATATTTGATTACCCATGCCACTCCTGCCAGGAGTATCAGTAAACTGATTATGATACTCCAAGTAGGATCGTTAATATCATTCAGGGGTCGGAGGAGGAGGTTCATTCCAATATCCTTTTACATTTTTATATCTAGGATTGGTTCTTACTTCTTCTGATACCATTATCCCAAATTCCTCACAGCAATCACACCATGCTCTTCTCGCCTCTGGCGCACCTAGTGCTTTTTTCGCCACAAGCGTTCCCACTCCCTCCAAAGTTGGGCACATTCATCTGATTTTTTCTGGAGATGTTCTTCTCGATACACTAGAGGTTCTCAAACTTATATTCCAGTATCATTCTATATAGGGAGTCTCTTAGATACCACAGGTGTTCTTGCTCAGTCGGATGACGAGCGGGAGAACCTTCCCAAGTTTCAATTCTTTTCAGCACACAATGATGTAGAAGATGAATGTCTTCTATCCTCAGACTTACTTGGTAATCGTAATCATCTTCTTCATTCATGGGTTGTTGGGGTCAAGACCTAGTTCGATCAAGTATTCTCTCCACCATGAATACTTTTCTTTCTTCCATTGAGGAACAGGACGACCTTGCTCAGAATACCACTCTTCTAGTGCTTCATCGATAGTCTGTGCGATCTCCATATTCCTCTTCCTCAGCGTCAACATCTGCATATGGATTCTCCAAGAAGGGTCCTCGTTTTCTAAGGGGTTCTCGTTTGACATAATCCTGCTCTGCATTAACTGCTTCAATCCAAACAGCAAGTTTCATTACGATGAAGATAATGATTAGTGGTGTGAAGCAACCAACTAAAATTACGGGGTTCATTTGTGACTCCTATCGAAAGGTTCCCAGTGTTCCCACCCATATTTATGGACAAGGTGCATACCTAGAATAGGAACGAACACTAAAAGTAGCCCCATGATACCTAAACACCATGGGGTTTGCATAACAGATCTAACGAACAGTTGAACGTGGCTCATCGAAATACTCTGGGAAAGGACAACCTTTGAAATCGTTTATCTCATCTACTGCTAAGACAAACATTGTGCAAAATCCGACGCAGAAAGCAAAAAGCATTTGAGGAAAGTTGTAGTTCCCCATGTGAGCAGTTGGATCAGGATCATCGTCATGAGGATGAAGATGCTTACTGATCTGTTCTATTCGTTTTTTCTTTTCCTCGTCATCTTTTTTCATGATGGATAGTCCCAGTTGGTAATAAAGTCTACTTTGTGTTGTGGTCCCCACCCACCAGTATAGATGTAAGGAGCAGTGCGAATGGGACAAGAGTCACCAGTGCAGAGAAGATCATCAACGATTCTCCATGACTCCATGACTTCATCTGCGTGAACAAAGTGGGACTGGTCGCAATGGATAGCATCATAAAGAAGTTTTTCGTAACCATCTATTGCTCTATCTTGTGGGTATTGGTGTGAGAGTGTAGCCAATTCAAGGTTATCATCAAGCCCAGGAGATTTGATGTCCATGCGAATATCAAGATGAGGATCAGGCTGTAGACGAATGACAATACGATCATTGACTTCTCCTTCATACAACTTTAGCGGTGGTGCTTTGAGTTTGATAACAACTTCAACACAACCATAAGGCATCTTCTTACCAGTCAAGAAATGGAAGGGGACACCTTGCCATCTCCAGTTGTCAATATAGATGTCTCCTGCTACGAATGTTGGTGTCCCACTGTTTTCATCGACACCTTCCTCCTCGCGGTAACCTGCATACTGTCCACAGATTAGTTTTGTGCCCAGTCTGGTCGCCGCTAGCACCTTTGTTTTCTCTCTTCTGATCTCTCTAGCGTCCATGCGACAAGGTGCCTCCATGGCGATTAGAGACAGCACCTGGAGCATATGGTTCTGTAGCATGTCACGGACTGCACCAGCAGTCTCATAGTATTGTGATCGACCATCACAACTGATAGTTTCAGTAGCAAAGATCTGAACCTCTTCTATGTAATCGCGGTTCCAAAGTGGTTCCAGCAGAATATTACTAAACCTAGTAGCAAGTATGTTATTAACAGTATCTTTGCCAAGATAATGGTCAATGCGATAGACTTGTTTCTCGCGTAGATGTCGCTCCACCACAGACTGTAGATTACTAGCAGATTTAAGATCGTGCCCAAAGGGTTTTTCAATAACAACACGCGATCTTTCTGGGTCGTCGAGGAGTCCTGCTTCTTTGAGGTTGATGATCGCATTTGCATACCTCTCTGGTGGCACGGATAGAAAATACGTATTGTCGTGTAGGTAATCAGGAAGGTGAGAAAGAGTATCAACATTGTCCAGATCTGCAGAGATATAATCTAGGTGATGTAGAAATTCATCAGGATAATCACCAAGAGATTCCTTCCAAATTGCAGCACCTGGGTCTCGTCTGGAGCAACCAGTAATTAAAAAATTGTCTGGCAGAAGACCTTTCTGCCAGAGTTTAAACAGTGCAGGAATTAGTTTCTTCTTGCAAAGGTCTCCCGTTGCTCCGAAGATAACAATTCCTTTAGTGAGCGCATCCATTTCCATCGTAGTCGTCTGAATCGTAGTAGTCATTTTCACCTTTTCGGAACCCGAAATAGATGGTGGCACATACAAACGGTAGTGCTCCCCAAAGTAAGACATCAGCGAACGTCATGACCACCAAACATAGCACGCATTCCGTTTAGGACTTTGTTTGCGAAGCGTCCAAGTCTTCGGGACTCAAATCTTGAGTAGAGAGCAGTAGTAATAACAGGGGCTGGAACACCGAGATCCACAGCACTGTGAACAGTCCAACGACCCTCACCACTGTCTGATACTCCTCCATCGAACTTGCTAAGCTCTCTATCGCTGCGTAATACATCAGCGGTAAGGTCAAGTAACCAACTGCCAACCACGCTACCACGACGCCAACACTCAGCCACTTTAGCAACGTCAATATCGTAGCAATAGTCTTCTGGGTTATCCATTGGAGCAACTTCAGCATCACCTGCAGCAACGTATGCTGCCCCAGCATTTGCTTCATGCAGGATATTAAATCCTTCTGCGTATGCTTGCATGATCCCATACTCAACTCCGTTGTGAACCATCTTCACAAAGTGACCTGCTCCTGGACCACCTGCGTAGATCCAACCGAACTCTTCTGGATACCAAGTGTAGTTTCTGTCACCTGTTCTTGGGGCAGCACCAATGCCTGGCGCGAGGGCGTCGAATAGAGGGCGGCAGACATCGACTGCCGAGCTTCCGCCACCAACCATGAGGCAGAATCCACGCTCCAGACCATAGACACCACCACTAGTGCCACAGTCAAGATACGCGATGCCCAGTTTTGCACAACGCTCTGCTCTCTGCCTACTGTCCTTAAAATTGCTATTGCCATGATCAATAATAATATCTCCTTCACTACAATATCGTAGTAACTCATCGAGAGTATCCTCCACTGTTTCTGCTGGGACTACCATCATGAAAATGCCAGGTTGAAAAGCGTCGTCCCCGAAGACTCCTCTACCACTGTGAACTACTTGAACAAGGCTTTCCACAGAAGTGGTATATCCACTGATATAACCCTTGTCATATTGTGCTTCAGCTTTTTGAACATTGTTACGATAACCATGAACTTCGTGTCCTGCTGCGATTAGACGACGGGACATTCCTTCTCCCATTCGTCCTAGTCCGATCATTCCTACTTTCATTTTTTAAATAGATCCTCTACTTGTTTACGAGCGTCTGCCATTTTTTTCTGTTCTCGTTCAGTGTGTTTGTAACCATGTTTGCCTGATACAATAAAGTGTCCTTGACATATCATAGTAACACCGAAGAGGAATAGGGCGACCGTCCCTATCCATTCTATAATGTGATGTTCAACCATGGCAGTAGGGGAGGGATCACTCCAATAAGTCGAAGCAAACCCTCAGCAAAAAGTGCAAGAACAACCCACCCAACACACATAGAGATAATTGAAGCATTACGATTATGTTTGCGTATTGCATCATCAATCATCTCTTGAACATCTTCTCTAGTTATACGTTCAGGAACCTCTACATCTTTGCCCCAGTTCTTAAACATTTGCTGTCTCCATTGCGTCGATCATCTCTTGATAATGTTGGATTTCATCATTCATGATATCGATGATCTTCTGATCGTCAGTATTCATGGTCAAATACTTAGCATAAGTTAATGACGCATGGAGTTCTACCTCAGAATTCAGATGATAAGCATACCTAGGCAGCAAAGAATAATAAGCAACCATGATCCAATAGTAGACCAGCACCAAATGATAAGCAAAGAACCTATCGATCCAAGCAGTATGTCCACCACGGCGTTCCATCTCCTCCAAGTGTTCTGTTTCGTTAACTGTCTGTTCAAAGTGTTCCTTCAT